ATATTGTTATTCAAAACGGTGAATCATATCCAAATGCATATACACATACAATCTCGCAGTTGAACATGTTAAACTAAGAAATGCAGATATTCTTAAGGATGCAAATCCATGTAATGATGTCAATGTTGTAGAGAATTTGTCCGGAAAGACATATCTATACATTGAAAAAGCTATTCATATTTATATTCTCAAACTCCAGGTTATTTACACTTCTTAAAGTAATTTCGTGCCGTCTTAGACCTACTCTTGGCTTCTTTCACAATATCAGCATCAGCTGTTGAGTAAGTTTTTCCACATGTCAAAAGAGAATTCACACGAGCATATCCCCATTGCTGTTGTGTTGCTCCAGGGCGATGACCAGTTCTCCATGCAGCCATTCCTCGATTATACGACTTTCTTAGATAAGTCACAGGAACTCCTGTAGCTTTCGCTTTTTCTTCTAATGACTTTGCCTTGGGAAACAGTTTATGAAACTTCTGTGTATAACTCGATTTCTTTGTCTTTACACCTTTATCGGTAGAGAATCCCTTGTATGCGTTTGGATTCTTAAATGACATTTTACCAAACTTAGAAATCTCTCGTTTTCGTTGAGTTTTCTTTCGCGAAGTTAAACCGCTAAAGTATTTCAACGGAGAATACATTATTAAATACATTAGAAATCATAATGGACACAGTTATTCATAATCCACTACATATAGGAGAACCTGTACATGTAGTAAATACCGAAGATAATAATGGCCTATCATGTTGTATTTGTTGTTTCTTTTTTATTGAATCTATATTTACCATAGCTTAAAAAGCATATTCTTGTACTTCCTTTCCTAATTGGTCATATACTCCAAATTTAACAGAATATCCTGTAGCAGAAGACTTTCCAGTTGTGGTCATATTTCTACACGATGTTCCCTTGGACCAGAATGTCATTGCATCTGTGGGTGTCAGCATCTTAGGATAATGATAAAAGTCACATATACGACCCGAGAACCCACCGTCGGGGCTTAACTGAATATCGCCTACGGCCGGTTTAGGAACTCCACTTAAAAAGCACGACTTTACTAGTTTTCCATCCAAGTATACATCTAAGTTACGGCCGAATACTGTTACACTAACCGAAAACCATGTCTGTAGAGGAATGTTGGGAACCTCGCATACAAATACGTCATCCGAGGAACCAGAGTGTCCAGCGGGTGCAGGTTCGGCTTTTCCAGAGCCACCCTCTGTAGCTGGATACACGCTCACACTAATTTGAAGAGAATTGTCTGTTGGATGTAGACTAATTGAAGGATTTGTAACCGCACCATTTGTGCTATCGGGTCGCTTCACAACAGACTTGGACTTACCGTAACCATAGTTCCAGTCTTTCACATACATCCACCATTGCATACCGTATCCTCCATCGCGCTCAGCAGAAAGAGGTGCGCGATTTCCCTTGACAACCGCACTTGTCGTTGCATCATGGAACGAAGGAGCTAAATTTCCACTACTGTTTCCAAAAATTGAGTTATAAAGTTTTGATAAAATCGGAGGACTAGGAGCTTCTACGCCTTGAGGAGTAGTAGAGCTGACACCTTCAGGAAGAGTTGGAACGGCTGCTCCATCAACTACTGTTACATATTTGTAATCACTCGTTCCAACATAATACTGAATGTATAGTGTCTTCAGCTTTCCCGGATACGGGTCGGTGCTGAGTCCCACGTTAGCCATATTTACAGTAAATCCGGGTAGGCCTGTTTCACCTTGTATCTGACCGGATAGATATGAAGTTACATCAGAAAAATTTGATAAATTGTCGGTACCATACCTCGCATAACCGATATAAAGAATCTTATCTGCCGGAACTTCTCCTGGTGCAGGAGGAGGCGCACCACTATTTCCACCCTTACTTTTGCTAAAAAAGATGTTAGGCCAACTATCTGGTGCAAATGCATCGTAGAGGACGATACCTAAGCAAACAAGAAATGCCAATCCAAAAAAGTAATATAAATATCTATACCAAGTCGCACTTCCACTTGCTGCCTTAAGTGATGCATTCAGAGTAGCAGCTTGCTTTGCCGCTTCATCCTTTGTTGCTTGAAGTCCCGCAGTTGCCTGTTGTTGTAACTGCTGAAGATAGTCTCCCGACGCACTTAATTTAGACATATCGATACCAAATGCTGGAGGTGGAGCCACAGGCTTAGGGGGAACCACAGGTTTTGCAAATAAGCTTCCCATTTGTTAGAAACACCGAAGTAAAAAACGGACATCTTAACAGTGATATCATGGATATGAGTAGAATGTATTGTAATAACTGTGGTGACAAAGGTCACGTGTTTCGGTCTTGTCCGGATCCAGTAATATCATGTGGAATTCTGTTTCTTAGAGGAATACATGAACCGCTAGTATTACCGGTAGACTCTAAGACAGTAAGTATTCTTATGGTACGACGAAAGGATAGTATGTCATATATGGAATTTATTCGTGGAAAATATGATGTCTCGGACACAGCATATATCAAACGCCAGTTATCAAATATGACAGAATTTGAACAAAAGCTAATTATGACCGAGAAATTTGAAACACTTTGGAATAAACTTTGGGGAAACAGTCGTGATAACGAATCACCGGAGTTTGAAAATTCACGTAATAAATTTAATACGATTAACATATCACGTTTAATAAACGAATCTCCGACCCCATTCAAAGAGCCGGAGTGGGGATTTCCAAAAGGACGTCGTAATCGAGGAGAGACAGATATTCTATGCGCACAGAGAGAGTTCTTCGAGGAAACTAACATTCCAAGAGAGACATACACACTTCGCGAAGATTTAGTATTTTCTGAAACATTTAAGGCAATCAACAACATCACATATAAACATATATACTTTGTGGCTATTCTTAAGGATTCCAAATCAATTCATCTCGAGCAGAAGCTGACACCAGTCCAGAGACGTGAAGTTTCCAGTGTCGGATGGAAAACTCTCACAGAATGCAAGAATATAACTCGCCCACATTATGTCGAACGTAAAAAAATGATTACGGAACTAGAACGTATCATTTCTCTTGCTCCAAAATAATGGATTATAAGCTACTAGCTTTTTCCACAATAGCAGTATTTGGCGTACTTTTTGCGTCTGGGTTAATCATCTCATTACTTTCAACCCAGCTTCAATGCTCTAAGATCGGAGTAGCTACATCTGCAAAGCAGGGGGTTATCTCTGCACTGAGTCCTACATTAGTGTACACATTGGCTGTTGTATTCTTCATAATACGTCACCCATTCTCCGGAACATTTGAATCATTTGGAGTTCCAGAAGAGACTGCACGAATTCTGGGAGTTGGTTATATCACAATGTTGACGGCATGGATTACTACAGTCTGGAATATTCATAATAGTGAGAAAACTGTCTGTCAGACTAACTTGAAGGAGATGACCGACTTTAAGAAGAAACTGTTAGCCGAACTAGCTCAAAAGGAAAAGGAAAAGGAGCAACAGGCTAAGAAAGACTAAAATCGAGATACCATACTATTGACAAATAAGATACTACTGCAAACCCAAACATCCACCACCATACTGGAAAGACTGTAGATTCTTTTTTCCCAGTACCGAAGGGTCGAATACGACCACGCTCACCAAAGGCAAGCGATGGTCTTATATATAGAAATCCAGATACCAGAAAGAGATATACTACTACCATCCATAACTTCGGATTCTTGCGGATGATTGCTTCCATTATGATTTCGTCGCCAAAAATAAGTAGCATGTTCGTCCTACCGAATAGAAAAGCATTTTCCGATTCGATAACACGTATATTTTTAAAGTATCGAAAGACCGACGTAGACCCATTAGATACAGCTGACTCTGAAGAAGACTTATGTAAGAATCGAGGAGACATGTCCAAGAACTCTCGAGAGCTCTTCTCATATCAAAAAATTGTTCGTGAATATCTACTTATGGAGACACCCTATCGTGGACTTTTACTTTACCACGGCCTCGGCTCTGGAAAGACATGCTCTTCAATTGCATTCGCGGAGTCACTTCTGAGCAATAAAAAATGTTATATTTTACTCCCAGCGTCACTTGCAGACAACTACAAGGGAGAAATTCGTAAGTGCGGAGACCCCATCTATGCATTCGAACAGTATTGGGAACCAAAGTCAATCAAGAATGAGGACGATACTGCTCAAGCAAAGAGTATGGGGATATCTCAACGATTCTTGGATACAAATGGGCGCTTTTTTGTAACTTCTCAAGACCGCCAGCCTAACTTTAGAACACTTTCTCTTGATATTCAAAAAGGTATTCGTGCACAGATTGATGATATTTTAGACCAACGTTTCACATTTATTAATTATAACGGCTTATCATCATCAAATATTGATTCAATTCTTCCGCCCGATAACGAACAACAGTTTGACGACTCGGTAGTTGTAATCGATGAAGCGCACAACTTAATTAACTATGCAATTAAAGAGTCACTTCGTTCTAAAATTTATCAGCGTATCCTCAAGGCGAAAAACTGTAAGGTGGTAGCTCTGTCAGGAACTCCTGTAATTAACAAGCCACAAGAAATTGCTTTTTTGATGAATCTACTGCGTGGACCGATTGAGCGTATTTCATTACCTGCAAAATCAGCTAAACAGTGGGATGAGACAGCAATGACTGGATTTTTTAGAACTATCAAAGATGTCGATACAGTTGAATATAACTCTATTAAGCGAGTTATTATGTTAACACGTAATCCTCCCTTCTTTGAGAGTCAATACAATGAAAAGGGTGAACGCATAGCAGTAAAGTATAATAAGGATTTTCCCCAGAAAGCAGACATTAAAGAATGGGTGGCAGAATTAAAGGCAAAATTTGAATCTACATTTGCAGGTGTTGAGCTACCTGATGCTGACAGAATGGTTATAGAGCAGTTAGAACTTCTTCCTACAAAGTTTGAGGACTTTATGGGATTATTTGTAGATGGTCTTTCTATTAAAAATTCCAATCTTTTTATGAGACGTATTCAGGGACTAGTTTCATACTTCAAAGGTGCAGATGAACGTTTACTTCCTAAAAGACTTGAAGAAGAAGCTACACTTGTTAAGGTTCCTATGTCTCCCGAGCAATTTCAGCGCTATCTAGAAACTCGTTGGATTGAAGTTCAACGTGAATCTCGTAAGTCTCGTTCTCCTAACTTGAACGATGATTTTGGGTCGTTTCGTATGACATCTCGTCTTGCTTGCAACTATGCAATACCGCCAGAGCTTCGTACAACCGTGATAGAAGAGACGAATGAAGAAACAGTAGTTGAAAAACCCGAAGTACTTGAAAGATTAAAAGCAGAGCCAGAAAGATATCTTACTGAAGAAGCACTTGCCAAATTTTCACCAAAAATGCTGGTTCTTCTAAAAGACTTAAAGGAACATCTTGGACAACCTGGTAGCTTTAACAATCAATTCATTTATTCTCAGTTTCGTTCACTTGAAGGTATTGGTACACTTACGGCAATTCTGGATGCTAATGGATTTCAACCATATAAGCTTGTTAAGAAGGCAGGAGTATGGGCTGAGTCTCCTGATATGAAAGAAGGTATCCCTGCGTATGGTGTATTCTTAGGAGGTGGTGAAGAAGAGCGTGAGCTTCATCGTCAGATTTTTAATCAAGACTACGCAGACACATTTCCACAAGCTCTCAAAGATTCAATTAAAGAGCATCGTCTTTGTGTATTTCTAGGCTCAAGAGCGGCAGCAGAGGGTATCACTCTTGCCGATGTTCGTAGAGTTCATATCATGGAGCCTTATTGGAATCCTGCGCTTATTGAACAGGTAATTGGTCGCGCAATTCGTATCTGCTCTCATCGCAAGCTTCCTATTGACCAACGCGATGTAACTGTAAAACTTTATATGACCGTATTTTCTGCAGAACAATCTGCTACGCAAGAAGGACCAAACATTGTTCCTATTCGTCGTAACGATATGACACTCAAAAGGTATGAGGGAACCGAATTACGTGAAACATTTATGTCCTCTGACGAGTATCTCTATGAAGTAGCGTATGAAAAAGGTCGTATTGTCAAAAACATCAGTTTACTTCTCAAGCAAGCAGCAATTGATTGTGAAATTCATCGTAAGTTGCATGCAAGAGAAAATCCGGTAATTCAATGCATGCGATTTGATACTACAGCTACTGGTGAAGATTTAGCATATAAGCCTGGATTTAAAGCTGATGATTTAGATACACTTTATCTTCGCAATATTCAGAGAAAATCTAGACGCCTTCAAATTGTCAAAGCAAAAGGATTAGTATTTGTATTGGATCCAGATACAAACGAAGTATTTGATGCTCCTGCTTTTCAAGATACCAAAAGGCTGATTCGTCTTGGCATTCGAACTGCGCCCGGAGAAATTCGCTTTTTTACCTCAGTAATGGTATAAATGCCTAGAGTAGATTCTAGTGATTTAACTCGTATCAAGAGAATCACAGGAGCTTCTGTTTTACCAAATAAACCGTTCGCAACTCCAATTTTACCTGGAACTCCTATTAACAATAGTGCTACAACCAAGGCATTTGTATTGGCGTGTATAGACCCTAGATATATTGATGCGTTGGAGCAGTATCTAAGTGAAACACTCGGAGTTAATGGGTTCACGTATGACCTGTTTATCCTTGCAGGTGCAAGTCTTGGTGGACTAAATACAACCGGTAGTTTATGCCCGTATGCAACTACAAATTGGCAACAAACATTATTAGAGCATATTCAGGTAGCAATTCTTCTTCATAATGTCACGCAAGTCTTAGTCTTTGACCACTTAGATTGTGGTGCATTTAAACTATGTGGCCCGCCAAATAGTAATAACACTGATACACAGACAACTCATATCGCAAAATTTGATTTAATAAATACTTTAATTGGAACTAGTAGTTTCTCAAAGAATGGAGGAGGTACAGGAACAGGCACCAGCATATTTACAGCGGGAATACAAGGATATATAATTAATGATTCCTCGTTAGGGCATCCTGGGTGTTTTTTTGATATTCAAACGTCAAGCTATCTTCCGGTATGTCAGCGTATTTCTGCCTCAGGAGAAGCCCGCGTACTTGTGCTTGGATGCATTGATCCTCGTTTTTCATCTATGTTAACATCGTTTTTGATAAACTACAAAGACATTCAATTTAGTTTTGACCTAACTATTCTAGCAGGTTCCTCTCTAGGCGCTAATCAGTCATATACAACATTTCCAACTGTAAGAGCAGCAGGGGCTACCGGTAACTATTCAACCAATCTAATACCCGCGCTAGGAACTGCATGGGGTCCCACATTTTTCGATCACTTGAGTATTGCAAGAGCATTACACGGTATTACTGAAGTTTGGGTATTTGACCATTTAGACTGTGGAGCGTATAAGCGTATTAAATTTGGTGATGTTAACAACACAGACTTACTTATACCGCCACACACTCAAGAATTAAACAAATTAATGGGTTATGTTAATACATATACTGCTACAGCAGATTATCTGGGAAACTCTGCTACCAGCTTAGCATTCAAAGGATTCGTAATGGATACCGATGGAGGTATAACAAAAGTTGTAGATAATGGTCTTGGTGTCTCATATGTAAGTACAACTCCATTTGGAAGTTCTCGTATTCGTGCTCCTGCATCAGACTATACTAACAATAAAGCATACAATACTGCGGATGTTGTAACTCATTCATGCGACAGTTGTGGCGTTATTACAAGAGAAGTGTCGCGCCTATGTAATTGCGCATATACGCAAGTTGATACTAAAAGTGGATTATGTGCTGGATGCACAAAGTAACTTAGTTGACTCACAATGTTACATGTATTATTTAGTATAAATCATACGAATACTTAGACATTCTAAACTGTTAGTCATATAATAGAGAAATGACAGGTGGATTAATGCAATTGGTGAATAAAGGAGCACAAGATGTTCTTGTGACAGGAAATCCTTCCTTTACTCATTTTAAATCTGTCTATAAGCGCCATACTGAATTTGCAATGGAACATTTTAGACTATTTTTCAAAACAACAAATTTAAGTCTTCCTCCATCTGGAAGTTTGACACTACGAGCAAAAGTAGAAAGATATGCTCAACTTCTACACGATTGTTATCTAAGTGTTACACTTCCGGACATTTACTCACCAGTTGTAGCTACGGCAACTCCAAATCCGAATGGAAATCCACAATCAAATGCAATCGGATATGAGTTTCAATGGATTTGTAATATCGGCTATAACATGATTAACTATGTTTCTGTGAATATTAATGGAAGTGAAATTGTTCGTCATACGGGAGAATGGATGAAATTATATGCAAATTTAAAGTTTGATGCAAACAAAAAGGCTCTTCTAGAGCAGCTTGTTGGAAATACTTCTGAATTACATGATCCAGCAAACGCGTTTAACAGATTAAACCAGTATCCACATGCTATCTCAACAAATACTAGCATAGCAGCACCTTCTATTGAAGGAAAAGTATTAACAATACCTCTTCATTTTTGGTTTTGTGAAACTGTAGGAAAAGCACTACCACTCATAGCGATGCAACATTCTGAAGTTGAAATCATCGTAGATTTAAAGAATATATTTCAGTTATATACAACTCTTGATGTTAACCCCACAAGCTCAACATTTGGAAGTCGTATTACTCCTACTCCATCAATCACACCGTTTTTATCACCTCCACTACCATCAACACAATCCCCTACAAACACCAGTTTGGTTACTTGGAATTTAAGACCGTTTTTAGAATGCAACTATATCTTTGTTTCTGATGCAGAAATGGCACATATCGCAACATCAGACCACTCGTATGTTATTAATCAAATTGATGTAAGAGAAGCACTTGGGCAATATGGTCCGTCAAATGATTTAGAATTACATCTTAGAAATTTATGCACTCGTGTTGTTTGGGTATGTCAGCGCAATGACCGGCATCTTCTCAATGACTACGATAATTATACGAATTGGGTGAATCCATATGAACCTCCTCTATCAGTAGCTCCAATTTTTTCAAATCCATCATATACATCGGGATTTGCACAACAAAGTGGAATTACGGCGCGAGATATTCTGCTAGAATCAGCAATTATCATTGATGGCAAGGAGAGATTTAACTATAAAGAAACCGAGTTCTTCAAATTTATTCAAAATTATAAACATCAAACGGGAAGAACAATTACAGACTTACCTGGAATATACTCATACTCATTTGCAATTGAAAATGATAAAGAGCAACCATCGGGACATATTAATGGCTCTCAGTTCAACAAGACAATTTTGAGAAATACATATGTTCAACCTCCACTTGCTACAACACTCGTCATGAATCCAGTATCATCGGGAGTATGCGTATTAAAGTCGACTGCTAATCTTCCAAACCCAACAATTGTAAATCCTGCAAATTATGCAGATAAACCAGACCTTATTGTAACAATTTTTAGAAAAACTGCAAACAACACCCTTAGATATACGTATAATGTTCGGGCATTCGTAGAATCTTACAATTTTCTACGAGTTATTGGAGGCATCGCAAATGTCGTGTTTTCTTCATAATAAGAATGAGTGGAATAGTAGTCACCAATGCTACTTATGGTACGAGCTCGGCATCGGTCAATGTAACAGGCGCAGTTTCTGCTGCTATAAAAGACGGTGTTCTCAGTATATCAAGTGTGTCCCCTACATCACTAAATGTTGCAGACCCTGCTGCTGGCCAAGCAAAGGTTCTTACCGTCGTCTATTCTATAAATGGTGGCGATAGTATTACAACAACGACAAGAGACAATGAGAGTTTGTATGTTAATGCTCCACCTCAGAGAACTGCAAGTGGTCTTCAAATTATAAAAGCACAGTATGGTGTCGACTCTAACTTTACAGATGTTACCAATGTTGTTCAGGATATGATTAGTAATGGCAGTATTAATGTAAAAGTTGGATTTAAGCAGTTTGGATTACCAGACCCAAACCCAAATAAGCAGAAGCAGTTTACTGTCGATTACACAATTAATGGAGCAAAAAACAGCAAAACGTTAATCGACGGAGACACATTTGAGCAGAGTGCTCCGGCTGCTGATGCTCCATCAAATACAAAACCCAGTGAACAAGTTGGTTCATTTATTGGAATTGTATTTAAAAGTGTTGGATACTTTTTTGGAATGTTTTTATACACTCTTTCAATCTTTACAGCAATTGAATATGGTAATCAGTTTATATCGCCGTTACTATGGGGAGGAATAGCATTCTTTTTGCCATTCTTTTCATTCTGGGGTCTTCCATTCGTAACATTTTGGATTCGTATATTTAGCACTGATGACTTTATCCATTAATTTACACGTTCCTTACCTATTACGTGTAATGGGTATCCCTCAGCAAACACTAGAAAAATGGCAAACAATTTGGCAGCATGTATGTGAAATGGCGTACTATAAAAAGAATATTGTTGAACAACTTCAAATTTCAGTTGATAATTATGATTCTCTTACTGCATATAAGAATACTCATCGAGATGAATTTGATGAACTTACGTTAGATTTTACATGGAAGCGTTTTAGTCAAAATCGTGATACAAATGGTAAATTTATCGAATCTCTTGTTGTCCCGGAGTTAACATTCATCTATGTTCCTCGTATTCTTTTTGAAACAATCGGTGTATATTCTTGGTTCAAATTCTCCTTTCCAAACTGTGTTATTTGTTTTTGGGAGGATGATATGAAATGCTCCACAGATGATTGTCTATCGCATAAATAAAAATTGCCTTTCGGCTTTTATTTTTTTAGTTTTGTATTTGTATTTTGTATTTGATTTACTTAGTCATCTTCTTGAACTTACCCACGCCAATGAAGCCCGCGAAAACGTCACCCGTATCACGCGCCTCATACACACGACCAGTCTTCTCACCAACAACGTACTTCACGTTCTCAAACGTCTTCTCGTCAAAGTCCTCATCATCGTCAGCCTCAGGACCCTTGACAAAGCGACCATTGTCTGCATCCCAGAATGTACCAGGTGGGTCAATCGTTGCAGTCATGCCGATATCCTGAAGCTCCCTCAGTGTAATATCTACGACATTAGCAGTCGACTCCATCTTAATAGTCTCCTCCTCCGCCTCAGACTCCTCATCCTCAACATCCGACTCGGGAGGAGTATCCTCTGCAGCCTTCTCAGCAGGAACCTTCAGCTTTGCAAAGTTACGCATGTGGTCAGAGAGACTCTCCTTGCGAAAGTCATCATCAGTCAGGTCCTCGACATACTTCTGAAACTCCTTCTTCAGAGTGTCTGACATCTCTAGCTTGACGCTCTCAAGTGCTGTCTTCAGCTGAGACGCCATGACAGGCGAGAATCGCTTAATACGCTTCTCCTTCTTCTCGGTCTCAGCCTTCTTGGCCTCCACCTTAGGCTCAGGCTTCTTCTCCTCGACCTTCACAGCAGGAGTCTTCTCAAGAAGCTTAGCAAGCTTCTTCTGCTCCTTGTCAATCTTCTCGCGCTGCTTACTGTCGTCCTTAGCCTTCCCATCAGATAGCTTCTTCTGCCAAAGCTCAATGTTCTTACGGCAGACCGCAATCTTGTCGGCGGGGTCGGAAGTCGTAGACTCCGTGGGAGCCTCAGATGCATCATCCTTCACACTCTCCTTCTTTGCAGGGGCCTTCTTAGGCTCCGGCTTATCAACCACCTTGAGAATCTCCCCAACGTGGTCGGTATCCGTCTCCCATCGCGCATACTCAAATGCCTCATCGGCATCAAATCCATAATTGTCCGCCAGAGCGGACACCAAGTTGTAAAGTTGAGTCTCCATTTGCTTGCTTGAAATCATTGTTGACATTTTGTAATACTAGTACTATAGCGTAGTCTTTGAGTCAACTGAATCCGTTTTTAACGAACTCTTCTTAAGGAATATACGTTTTAGATATTTAAATTTTTCATCCCATATTTGCTTCTTAGCAAGACGACTAAGATATTCCAATTCAAGCTTATCGTATGTCTGGCGAATTGCTAGAGCTGGTCTTTCGTTAGTGAATATTGTCCGACTATGCAAATCCTTTTCATAAATTTGAATTGCAGGAAGACGTGTAATATGCTGACGGTCTTCATCATAGTTGATGGAATCAAATTCACGAATATGAAAGTCAATTTTTAGGTCGATACATAGTTCTTGAATCTTACGAATGACTGGGTCGTTTTCATCTTCAATTTCTTTAACGACATACTCGACTCGAATTGGATACATTGTATTTTCTTTGTTGCAGTGGATTGGGCTCAGCATTTTTAACGAGAAACCGGCTCGAAAGTAAAATCCGTTTTAATCAAAAAAACTTCACTCCCCATTATAGGTCCAGAGCATTTACCGGTATCGCTGAATGAAGTCTTTCTTTTATTTTCTTTTTTTTTATAAATTTTATATTTTTTTTGTTTTTTTTACCACTCAGCATGAATCTCCATCCATGTGTTGTTATCATCAAAGATAACACCATCTGCCAGAAGACTGCGAACAAGGAGAGCACGGTTCGTGCGGCTCATGCCAGTTACATCATAGGCGTTGCCTCCGTGTATCTCCAGCCCGCGCTCGTAAAAGTTATCCCACAGCTGAACCTCCGTCTTGCATGGAAGGCTCTTGTGGTACACCTCAAGGCAGCTCGTGTCGCGGTGGTCGTACTTGCATCCACCCTCCTCGGGCGACTTGCAGTTACGCGGGTCCGTCACTTGGCAGCGGCATCCACGGGTCTTCCCGCGGGATGCGACCCACTTGTCAAAGTGCTCGCAGCGCTCATGGCGGAACGGACAGTTCTGCCAAATGCACGCGTTACCGTGCTTGCACCAGCGAGGCGGACGAACCACCTCCTCCTGCTTGGAAACCCCAACGGTCTCCCACTCACCGGAGGAAACGCTGCCCTCCACCTCAATAGTCGTAGGTAGCGAGAAGTTATAATCATCATCATCTAAACAATCCGCCCATGACACCCCCTCGGGGATGATAGAAGCGCGCAAAAGGTCAATTATTTCTTGAGAGATAGACATTTTGAAAGATACGTAAAATTTATAGTTAGAATTGTACGTATAACTCAACCTATTTGACCAGCATCAATCCGTTTTTCATAGGTCAATCAGTCTTCTTCGGAGTAACCGTTGATTTCTTCTTTCCCAGACCAAACACCTTCTTAAAATCATCCATGTTCTGAGTTCCCATAGAAAGATTACAACCGGCACAGATAGGTCGAAGATTCGTGATATCTAACGTACCACCATTTGCCTCAGCAAGCACATGGCCACAATGAAACTCTGTATTCTTAATCGGAGTCTTCTCACAGCAAGTGCACATAGAGCCAGCAATATCGTGACCTATATGGTTATTCCACACTAACTCCTTAATCTTCTTAGGAATAGACTTTTTCGTCTTAGAAGTCTTCTCGGAATCACTCTTCTTGCTTTCATCATCCGAATCTTCCTTCTTTTCCGAAGAGGATGCAACAGACTTTTTAATCTTTGCCTCATCCTTTTCAATGGCCTTTAGAGTCTCTTCAAAGGTGTTCTTCTTAGGAGAAATCTCGGCCATCTTGTCATCAAACGTCTTCTGCACCTTTAGCTCCTCCTTCTGAATAGCCTTTAACTGCTCTTCAAACGCCTTCTTCTTGGTAAGAATTTCAGCCATCTTCTCATCATAAGTCTTCTTAGCCTTAGACTCGTCCTTTTCAATACTCTTCATCAGGTCCTCGAAAGTCTTCCTCTTCTCACTAAGTTGTTGAATCTTGTTATTAGTTGACATCTCTGATTAGGTTCTAAACACACTAATGTGCACTTTTTAATCCATTTTTCAAGCTTGCGTTATGTGTATTTTTTTAACTACGTTACGAATTAACAAATGACCGATACAGAGTTTGCGAAGACTCACCTACGAGACCACCTAGGCTCTCTTATTGTTGCACCAGTTGCAGAAGGTTTCTGGAGTATTCAGAAGTCGGCAAAAGAGCTATGTGATCGTAATAGTCAAAAGGACCAGATTCTTCGAACATTTCAAAATCTAGTCACAAAGATTCCAGAATGGTCTGATTCAACACTTGCTACAGAAGTAGAGCGCATTGAAAATGTAACGAAATGTGAATATCTAGATGACCTAATTATGGGTGTATTTATTTCATACATGAAGTCATTTGCATCTCTCCATTATCAGAGTTCTTCAAAGGAAGTTGAAATTAATTTTGATAGACCGTCTATTGCAAAATTTATTCATGAACTATATATTCACTCGGCGCGCAAGCTATGGCAAACAGCATATCTTCTAAATACCGATCTACCAGCAGAAACACATGCTCGTAATCGTCAAGAAGTTGAAAAAATTATTGGAGAATGCTTAGAACACGTAATTCGGTCATTCCTTCCTTGGAAGGCGATTACAAAGAAGTATTTTCATAACACAGACTCTGATGCTGAGTTTGTAAAGCCTGTCGAGGAAGACAAGAAGAATGTTACATTCTCAGACGAAGAAGAGTCTGATGAAGAGGAAGTAAAAGAAAAACTTGTTATTTCCGAAGAAGATGCAACCCTCGATATACCCGAACTAAATGAAGAAGTTGATGAAATGGCCGAGCTTGAAAAGAAGGCATCTGAAACTCTCGTTCTAAATCTGTAGAGAATTACGAAAAAGGATAACAAATGATGATGATTGTTGTAGCCTCCCTAGCAGTTTCTTTAGTTGCCTTTATTGCATATGCACTTGACCGTAAGGCCAAGGGCGAACCTATTTCTTGGGAGACCGCTGCAAAGATTTCTTTGTTCGGTGGTCTCGTAACGTCAGGGGTAGTATTTGCAACAGGATCATCTGACACAATGACAGAAGCTGTAAAGACAGTAGCAGACAGTGTTCCAAGTGTATCTGCTGTTCAGGAAATGTTTGTAGGTCTTCCAACTTTCTAGTCAATCATAGTTACTGAATTATTTTCAGAAGTTTCAACACCATAAACTTCTTTTAAAGAAGTAATTTCCTTTCGCGGAACTGCACTATCCTTACAGAAGCGAGCTATTGCCTTGTAAAGATGGAATCCGTGAAATCTATCATGTTCTTCGTCCTTCTTTCCAAAGAGTATTGAAGTACCGTCTTCAAGTGTTAACCATTTTTTGAAAAGCTTGTAAAGCAGATTATTCTCTTCTGGTTCGGGGAAGATATCCCAGTATAATGAAGTTGCAAGACGAACAAGGTCAAATGATGCAGTTGGTTTTATTTCAGGATATTTTGATAGATAGTAATCTGCATAATTATATTGTCCACCTGCTTCTTCCTCTACGCAAAAATGGTCGCTTATAAATAATTTTGGCTCTTTCATTCCGACGATTTTAATTGAAGCAATCCCTCTTTCAAAGTCAATAATTTTAATTGTATAACCATATGTCGGTACACGATATAGCGTACCGCCGCAATTATAATAGTAAAACTCCGTAGTAGTTGAGACGTACATAACATTATTCGCATGAAGGTCATTATGTGTCATACCAAAATTACGTTGCGCATATGCCAATGCAAACATTACCTGTGCAATCCATGCAAGATGTTTTTCTGTTTCTGGATTTAACATCATAAGTTCATAAAGCGTTCCTTCACATTTTTCCATTACAGTTACTTGAACCGGAACATCGTTGAATGTAGCCCATGCAAATGCTTCGTAACTTTCATCATCTTCATCTTCAGAATCATTATCTTTACAACTGCAAGACCGAACGTCAAAAATATAAGATGTAGAAACAGACGAGGAATCTGAGGCATTATCGATATCGTTATCTTCATCCTGAATAACCCTTGCAATATCAGCCATTTGAACATCCTCTACATGAACTGTATCTAGCTCCTTAACTTCTCCCAAATCTACTGTTTCGCCAAGTTGAATTGCAATTCGTGTTGTTCGCGTATGCTTGAAATCAGAAGTTTCTTGAATTTCATCTGATAGTTTTATATCAAACATTTTTCCAATATTTTGAGAAAACCAAGGACGATCACAAAGCTCACCGTAGTCATCAGAAATGTCAATTGTGTGCTTATTAGTATTTCCAGTAAAAACACCATAAACTTTAGGAAAATGTTGGCAACCTGTCTGTGAAAGAACAGCACTTATAATAGCACCAACATATGCTGCATTATTTGGATTTTGAATTTTATTCATTGCAGAGCAGGCCTGTTCAGATGAAGATGGTAGTCCAAGTGTCGTACCATATTCACCTCGCATCCACTTATATGGAGATACTAACATTGTTGTCTTTCGGTGAACATCCACGGTATTTCCGTTAACGGTTCTAATTGTATTATCACCAAGAATTGATACAAGCTCATCTGTAAACTTGATTCCATATATCGATAACGATTCTAGTTCCGAAGACTTGAATAATTTTTCAATCGGAGGAAAATACGGTTGAATATCCTGAAGATTCCAATGCGTTAATGAAGCCGACTCTAAAGAAGCTATATTATACTTATGAATCGATAGAGGAATTGGTGAATGTCTGAGTTCGCCATTGGACGTCTGCTTGCGCTTTACCATATTATAGAATTGTGTTAAAGCATAATCAAAAACTTCACGCAGTATATTAAGATGAACTTCAACATTAGGAAGTTTAATATAGATATGATACGTGAACGTTGTGCACTTGATTCGAAAAAAGCACCAATGATTGTTCTAATTGGTAAACGTGATACAGGTAAGTCTTTCTTAGTAAAGGATATCTTGGCAAATACAAGAGATTGCTTTCCAATTGGAACTGTAATCTCTGGTTCTGAAGTCGCAAGCCCTTTTTTTCAAGACATGGTTCCTGCTAAACTTATTCATGAAAGATATAATGCATCGATTGTTGGTGGAGCTATTAAGCGTCAGATGGCGGTAAAACAGTCTCGTAATCAAGAGAATCGAAGAGGTGGCAATTCGAACGTCGACCCGCGAGCATTTCTGATTTTAGACGATTGCTTATATGACAAAACATGGATGAATGAAGAATCTACTCGATATGTTTTTATGAATGGACGACACATTGATTTAGCAACATTGATTACTATGCAATATCCACTAGGTGTTCCGCCAAACTTGAGAACTAATATTGATTTTGTGTTCATTCTTCGCGAGAATGTTATAGGTAATCGTAAGCGTATCTATGATAACTACGCGGGTATGTTTCCAACATTTCAGATGTTTTGCCAATTTATGGACCAATGCACAGAAAACTATGAGTGTCTAGTCGTCTGTAATGGTATTCAATCTAATCGGCTAGAAGACCAGGTTTTTTGGTATAAAGCACAAGAGCATCCGCCATTCAAATTATGCGATGATTCGCTTTGGGCAGATAATAAACCTTTTACTAGCGCTTTACTAGCGGGTGAAGCGTACGACCCGGAGAAACTAAAACGTAAATCTAATGACCCGTGGGTAAAGGTGAAGAAGGTTGGTGATAAAACTTAATGCCTCCGTGTTTTGCGTCGATTATTTTTTCTCTTTTTACGTGTTATGCGTCTGCGACCACCCATTGCTCCAAAGCGCGCCGTAAGCGCATCTAGCTGAGAATCTACTTCAGGATTAGAAGTATCAATTGCATCTAATTCTGCAAGCATATCGCCAAGACCAGGAAAGTCTTTAGGCTTTGCCTGAAGTTTAGACTTTAACTTAGATTTACGCTCTTCTGCCTTAGCTTTCTTTTTAGCAAGCTCTACTGCAAACTCAGCACCTTTTTCAGTAGGCTTTCGTGCTCTCTTTCCCAAAGATTCTTCATCCATATCCATATCATACGCAC